TGAAAATATTTACGGGTAAGTGAACAATTTTTACCATCTTGAAGATAAAATTCAATGACTTGTTGTTTGAAAAGAAAATTGTATTTGGTCATAAAAAAATCTGCACCTTAGTTAGTTGGTTATTTAGTCCAACTTTTGGGGTGCAGATCATTCTAAAACGGTGTGGAATAGATCCTTTTTTCACTGCGTCACTAAACAAACAAGGTTACTAAATTTCACTCATAAAAAACCGCTATGCTTTTGGGTTCGGAATTGCCGCTTTGGATTAAGGTTTTGAGATACTGAGTAGAATAGTAGAGGAAAATTTGGAGAATGTAAAGTAAAATATTTAAATAAATACTTAAATTCTTCTTGCTTATTTCTAAGTATATATTAAAATATATCTGTTTTCACAATAGGGCGGAAATAAGAAGCCCGGCTTTTACCGGGCAATCACTAAGGAATAAGAAAATGAATATCCAACTATTCATTCTTCTAATTATCCTGATATTGGTAAGCCTACCAGCTTACTAGGATAAGCGTAAGTCCTAGCGGTCGCACCCGTCGCACCCGCTAGGCAGCTCCTTAACTATATAATATAGCGTGTTAAATTGCAACAAAAGGTAGAACAAAATGGGTCGTCGTAAATCAGATATTCCGTTTTCAGTCCGTCAAAAAATCTCTGATCAAAAACGTAGCGTACGCCTACAATCTTACAAACTACACGAAGATATTATCAAATTACTTGCTGAACTTTCCGAGAAAACAGGCAAATCTAAAACGGCGATTGTAACGGAAGGGATTTTAGCGATGGAGAAAGCCTATAAAAATTAGGGCGTGAAATTAATTTGTCTAAAAAATGCGGTCAAAATCGACCGCACTTTTCAGGCAATAAATAAACATTGCTTACCTTCTGTTGATAATAGCAATAAAAGTGATGTTTTTACCATTTTCAATCGATTGAAATACTCACGCCGTGAAATATGTAAATATCGCCAAATTTCTTGTTTTTCCCATCTCTTGATATAAGTTAGAACGAATACATCATAAAGTTCTGGTGTGACTTTTCTAATTACACCAAGGTAGCCATCAATTTCCATACCTAATTCATCGCTTATAGGACGCATACGATATTTTTCAGCATAACGTGCATCACATTTCATTTCTGCAAACCCTGCGGCTACACGTGGAAATTCAGTCTCATAACGAGATGTAGCCCAATAACCAAATTCAACTGAAATCTCATCAATATTCACGTAAGCTCCTTAATTTTTGCCTTGTAATACTTAATAATCTCCTTGCAATCTTCAATGGTGTATTTCTTTGGTTCGTGGTCTTGGCGTTCTAACCACGCCACCTTATCTGCACCGATTTTATTGATAAGATTGATTCGATATTCGATGATATTTCCGCTCTTATGGTCATTACAGGGTGCGCATTGCTTATGTACATTCAGCTCACAAAATCGCAATTCAGGACACGCCCCCACACTCCGATAATGTCCAGCGTCATATTTGCCTTGATGATACCAACCACAACTGATACAGGGTTCATTTTTATCTCGTAAACGGATAAATTTATTAAAGACCGATTGCGCCTCTTTCAGCCATTCTGAACGGCTTTTTAATTTAGCCTTACGTTCCCTTTTCTTTTTCTTCTCTGCTCGTTCTTGTGCTTTTTGCGCATTATCTCGGGCTAATTTAATCGCACACTCAGGCGAGCAAACTTTCTGTGTTGAGCTAAAGGTTTTTACAAACGGCTTGCCGCAGACTTTGCATTTATACTCTTTAGTCATTAGCCAAACACCATATTAAAAATTATCCAAATCGCAGCAATGCAAAAAACTATCTTTAATTCCAAAATCTCGTCATCGTTTAAGCGTTTCATTTAAATCCCCATCTATCGTTAAATCTCACGCCATTTTGCGCGCCCCAACAGGTAATGTACTCTATTAGGCTTGCTAGTCGTTTTACGCTCATTTGAGCGGTACTTTCTCGTAGATTGATAACTTCTCCCTCAAGCCCGATCACCATTTCAGCCTGACCACCTGTTGCAATTTTGTGAGCCGATACCATAATTATCTTCCAAGTGTCGATGTCTCGCTTTTTACCGTTAAATTCGCACTGTTTGCTAATATCGCTTAGTAGTGCGTGAAGTTTTGAGTTCTGCTCAAGTGAGCGTGTTATTGGTTGGATTTTGACTACCAATGGCTTTTTATCGTCTGTTGGTAAGCCTTGAATAAACGCTTGGCAATTTGACCGCACTTGCTCATTGCGTAAGAAAAATGGCTGTTTATCCATTACTGAATAGCCCCTTTCCCATAACTTTTAGCCACATAAGTTTTGGCTTGTTGCTGTGGTTTCTCGTTGATGAATTGATACGCTTGTGCCTGATCGCAATCGAGGAGGTGACCTTTATCAAATTTCATATAGGCTGTGCCTAATCCACCAAATCTATTCTTAGTAACAATGGCTTCGGAGTACGGATTGTCACAATCTGCCTTGTAAGCATTTTCTCGATACAACATAATCACTTGGCTGGCATCTTGCTCGATTGAGCCTGAATCACGTAAATCAGAATACGTTTTTATGCTCTTTATGTGTAAGCTCTGCAATTTCCCGACTGCTCATCGTCAAAGTGCTTATGTTTTCTTTCGTAATCGTTAATAATTCATTCATAGAAATAATTCCTATACTGAAATTGCCACGGTACCTACTGTGGCTTTTTTATTTACCCAAATACTTCTCACGTAACCGCTTATCAAAGCCTTGTGACACAAGGAGTAACATTTCAAATTCACTTTTCTCAATCGCAATGTGCGTATCCGTATCAAAAACACCGAATTGACAATCGGCGATAAAGTTAAATGTCTGAGTAAAATCTTCATTACTAATAAAGCGACTAAGTGTGCCAGGCGTGGTTTCCTACCCTCATCCACTTCATACTGCTTTTGCGAGTAATATTTTTCGATAACCTGATCCGAAAGCACTCTTGCGGATCACGTTAATTTATTGCTTGCCATTGCGTATTCCTGTTGGTAAATTAGCTTTGAGACGGGAACACGTCCTCAATACAAACTTTTGCCCCAAGTGAGGTTCAGTGTTTGAACAATCTTCTGAGCAACACTTAACAATGGCGAACGTAATCCAGTCTCATAATTAGCAATTCGTGGTTGGCTCCATCCGATATGGTTAGCTAGTTGTCGCTGAGTAATCCCAAGTTGTCCTCGAATCTGTGAAAGGTTATTCATTGATAAATTTCCTTTTGTGATTTTTTATAACTTATTTAATCACACATTGGGATTTATATCAATCACAAATTGAAATTATATAAATATAACGTAACGTGTTATTATTTAAACTAAAAGAAGGAGAAATAAAATGGCTACACTTGGCGAAAGAATAAAAACGTATCGAGAACAGTTAAAAATCAGTCAAAAAGAATTAGCTGAGAGATGTAATAATATTGATACCAAAAGTGAGAATGCGCGTTGGGGACAACCGAGAATTGCTAATTATGAAAAAGGCAATAGAACGCCTGACCTCGAAGATATATCTATCATAAGTAAAGCACTTAATATCCTGCCTGAGGTTTTAGCCTTCGATTCAAACATAAGCGAGATCAAAGAGTCAATTTGCCGCTATCCATTATTAAGCCCAATCCAAGCAGGATTATGGACAGACATTAGATCGCTTGAGGGGTTTGACGGTTACGAGATGATCCCAAGCACAGTCATAGCCTCTGAAAATTCCTTTTATTTACGGATTGAAGGGAAATCTATGCTCCCCCGATTCAACGAGGGGGATCTGGTTTTAATCGATCCTGATATTGTGCCAACGCCAGGAAAATTTGTGGCGGCAATCAATGGCGACAATGAGGCGACATTTAAACAATACAAAGAGCTTGGTACAAGAACACCAGAAGGCATACCGCACTTTGAGCTTGTTCCGCTTAATCCAATGTTCCCAACATTAAGCTCGCTCAACCTAGAAATTCGCATTATTGGTGTGGCAAGAGAAAGGGTTGAAACGTTATAGTTAAGGTTAAATATTACTGATTTTAATAATTAAAAAGAAGGATATATGAAGATAGCAAAGCTATCCATTAAGCATTGGCTAAGGATGGTAAAAAAAGAACACTTCGAAGCATCTTATCTAGAAAGAAACACAAGAGGAGACCTTTTACAAATAAAGTTTCTACAAAAGGGATGACGGTTATTGCACCTAAGGTATTATCTTTAGGCTTACATTATCATGAGAGTTTTGTTAGTTTTAAAAATACACTTGAAAAACTATGCCATGAAGCGAACCGATCATCTCAACAAGTCAGAATAAACTTTAGAGAGACTGAAATCTTATCTGCAGATGCTTGTACTATTTTAATAGCCACAATCGATACTATTAGATTCCTATACCCAGACTTAAAATTTAGTATAATTCGCCCTAAAAATAAACCTAATGATTACAGACTGCAAAATAAAATGAAATATGATGTAGATGCAGTATTTTGTCATATAGGGCTTTATAAACTCTTAGGATTTAACTATACTAGCCATACATCCAAGCAAAATGTTTTATGTTGGCATTATATTCAGGGCGATGAGGCTGATGGGGCTATTACAAAGCCTTTAAAAGATGAGTTAAAAAATATGGGTATATCTACTTCTGGTTTATATAGAACCTGGATTGAAGGAATATCTAATGCGGTCGAACATGCTTATGATACGAAAATCCCAACAAAACGCTTTTTCTCGATTAAACGTTGGTGGATGCTGCTTGCCGTATTGAATGATGAAATGTCTATTTTTGTCTGCGATTTAGGGCATGGAATCCCAAATACTTTAGAATATACTCAGGATGAAAACTTTTTATTAAAATTATGGAAAGATGTACTAAAACTAACAAGTAAGCCTACTAATGATTGTCTGTACATTAAAGCTGCAGCAGCAATAAAAGAATCAAGAACAGAACTTGAGTATAGAGGAAAAGGCTCAACAGACATAAAATCTTTAATTAAAGAAAATGATGGAAGTGTTTTATTTATACATTCAAATAAAGGTACTTACACATTTTCCCACAATGGAAATGAACGTTGTTATGAAAACAGATCATCAATAAATGGCACAATCATTCAATGGAACATTCCACTTAATAAGGCATAATATGAAAACTATTTACGTAAAAGATTTTAATGAGTTCCCCGGCCCACGCTACCGCCATTTAGGAAAAGCTAGCGGTGAAGAATTCAGAGAAGATATTCTGCTCCCTAAACTTAACCAAACACCTGATTGGATTATTAATCTTGATGGGGTAGCAGGTTATGGCTCATCATTCTTAGAAGAGGTATTTGGCGGTTGTATCCGCTCTGATATTGCACCTAATGTGATGCTAAAAATTGTTGATAATTTAGTATCTCAAGAGGACCCAGATTTAATTACTGAAATCAAAGGTTATGTAGAAGATGCCATTTCCCGTAAGGTAAAAAATAGTGGAAACATCTGATATTATAGCTATTTCTTCTCTATTTATTTCTATAGCTGCTGTTCCTGTTAGCTATTTTTTTGGGGGGCGTAACGCCTTATGTAGCTCATATAATACATCGGTAGATGAATTGGAGAAACTTTGTCAGAAAATCTTTAGTGAATCTCTGGCAATTTATAAAAATAACGATTATAGTGAAACAAACTACCATTTAATGATTGCGAATCACAAATTACTACAAGCCAAATGCACTCGCATTAATAACTTAATAAAGCAAAATTACCCTAGAGCAGAATTACTAGAAATAAAGCAGGTTATTACTGACCAGCTTTTCTCCGAAGAAAAAGAACAACAGGATACAGCAATTCGCAATTTAATTTACAAATTAACACCTCTTATTGAATTTTATCCCAAGAAATTCTATTAAAAAAACCGCTAATCTGGCGTTTTTTTATTCACCACCTTCCACCTTGCTTAAATTCACCAAATCTTGCTTATATCCTGCCAAAATCTCTGCACCCTTGATAAATCTAGCCTAATCCCCCTTGCTCAATTAAGACTAAAACTTGCTTACGCCCTTCAAAACGCTCAAAAAATCCACCGCACTTCTTTTCCCGATAATTCCACTGAACAAAAAATAAGCAATTAGTAAATTTTTTTCGATCTGAATTTACTTTAAAAACAACTATTTAAAACTATACCTATACAAAAACACTGAAATTATAAAACTAAAGCTATTTACGTAAAGCTTTAGCCATATCATACACCCATAAAAACGAGATACACATAACCAATATCTCAACGCTCTTTAACAATTTATCTTACAGAATCACAATGCATAACGGTATTAAGCAGTCGTTAGATTAAAAGCCCTAACCTACTTAATAACACTGTGGTTTAAAGTCTGCCCATGCAAAGCCAGTGAAAAACGGTGCAGTTGCCGAAAGTGGAGCTCAAGCAGGTGAATAAGCCCTGATAGCAGGGTTTATTTCAAAACACATTTGCTAGTACAAAGACACAACGGCATGTGAAACCGTTGCGAATGATATATGAAGTGTGTTTTGAAATGGCAGACAAACGAGGTTAAAAATGGAAGAAAAACAAGAAAGTAGCCTATCTGAAAGAGATAAAGAGCAAATCAAATGGGCTGTATTAAGAGCAATTGAAAACGGTTGTCTAGAACCTGCATTAATTGCCGATAGATGTTGTTCCGCGTTAGCGCGAATTAATCACTATCGTGAACAAACTGGTACTGGGCGTGTTGGAATAAATATTACCAATTGTCCTGAATATATTTAGCGACATTAGGATAGATTCCAAACCAATCACAATCAATCATTTCACAAACAAAAAGACTATCATTTTTATCAATGAATAAACTTAAATAATCTTTGATAACAGTAGCTGTTTGATTTGTTTTTATATACCAAACAGAACATTGAATCTTGCCGTAGTATTTATATGATTCAATTGCCTGAATTAGCGAATCATATACCTGACCTGTTTTATTTAAGTCATATGCGATTAAGATGTTTTTCATAATTTAATCCTTATTGTGTTGTGAGAGACAATAAGGGCTTGAGCCTTACAAGCATAAAGAAAGGCACCCTATTCTAGATAAAATCAGCACAGACTGATTGCACTACTCCACTTACCGCTCGAAAGGGCTGTATTTTTTTAAATCTTTGACACCGCCCCTACTTCAAATTAGGATAGTACTACTTTCAACTGCCTATTTTAGAGTTTTTTTATACCCAAAGCGTGGAATATAGCAGAATTATTTATTGAATCTGAATATTATTCAATTCCTCATCAATTTGCTGAATTTCGTGTAGCAAATGTTGATTATATTATTGATTTCTCATCGGATAATGATGTGATTAAAAACCTCTTTTCTTTATATGAACGCTTAGAACCGCTATTAAAAAATCGTAAAACATACAGCGTCAAATTTGGTGTGAAAGAATACTACGAAAGCACCGACTCGAATATCGATTTATATGCGCCACCACTAAATCATCAACTTACAAAACAGATATTCAATACTTAAAAGAACAACTTGAAACACTACTCCACAAGCATTATTCAATTTACCAGCCTGAATGTTATTTTTTATTGCTGAACGCCCATCATTAAGCCGAATGTATCAAAAAATGTGCGGCAATCGCCATCCACTTATGATAGACTTTCAACCAATCGGGCAATTAGGCAATAATCAAGATTGCTTTATCATTAAAACCCCAAATTACAAGGAGTAAACATATGGCAGAAAATAAGCTAAGCGCAAAAGAGCTAAAACGCCAAGCTATGCTTGCTTCACGGTTAGCTTACCAAAAAGCAAGAAATCAATCATAAAACCCCGCCCCGAAAAAATCGGGGCTTTTTTATATTTTAGAGGTAAAAATGAACAGACTCTTTGCCCGATTTAGCAATGTAGAAGGAATGAATGTGCGTTCTAACGTGCTTGTCAGTCTGTTGTGATTGTTTTTTCTTACGCTTTGCTCAACCATAACTTACGGAATATGGGATGAAAAAGAAATCGTGCAATATATTCTGCTTGCCTTTCTTGCGGTTGAATTATTCACGATTATTGGCGTTTATGTCTATTTTGCCGTGAACAATCCCGATTGCCTGCGCAATGCGCATGCTTTACATCGCCGAAACAAGAGAAATGGATATTAGATAACTGGATTAATGACGAACCTGTTTTTTAATCCTCATACTTGACAACACCGCTCACTTCAGATCAAGATACCCCTACTTTAAACAGAAAGTCGGGATACTGTAGTTTTCCGAATATACTAGCGGTTAGAAAAGACGGACGCTCAATGACCTGCCCCCAAAAAAGTTGGACTAAACAACCAACCGATTAAGGTACAGATTTTTTATGACTAAATTCAACCAATCCTTCAAACAACAAGTGATCGATTTTTATCTTCAACATGGTAAAAATCCTTCCCTCACCAGACAGCATTTTTAACTTGCAGAACAAACATTAAATCGTTGGATTAAACAATTCAATCACAATGGAAACAATGGGTTAGAAGTCAGAGGCAAGAAACAAACATATTCTCCAGAATTTAAACTCTCGGTTGTTCAAATGGTTAAACAAGGAAACTGTTCTGCAGAATCTGCTTGTCTGCATTTCGGTATTGCCAATTCAGGGATAATTAGTCAAGGCTATAAGCTTTCGAAAGACAAGGTATAAACGGTTTAATGCCAAAACCTAAAGGTCGTCCTA